AAAGCCCGAGGAAATTGCCGAATTTCACAAGGCAATCGGCGTGCCGGAAGATCCCAAGGGTTATGAGTTCAAAGCTCCAACCGATGCCGATGGCAATGAAATCCCGCTCGATACCGCGTTGCTGGGCCGGATCGCCGAGAGTGCGCACAAGCATGGCTTGCCCAAGGCAGCGCTAGAGGGCGTAGTTGCTGATTTCGTGCAGGCACAGCTCGACCAGGCGGCCGATTTTGACAGCCAACAGCAGGCCGAGGCGCAGAGAATTGTCAAAGGCTGGGGCGCTGAGAGCACGGCCAAACTTGCGGCGATCGACAGTGCGGCGCGGGTGCTGGGGCTGAATGCCAATGAGATGGTGGCAATCCGCAATGCGCTTGGTGCCGAAAAGGCGCTGGGCATGTTTGCGCGGCTAGGCGAGGGGCTGGCCGAGGACAAGCTGATTACCGGTGAGGCGAAGCGCTTTGGTATCAGCGGGCCCGAGGCCAAGCAGGAAATCGCCAATCTGAAACTTGATAAGGATTTCCAGGCAAAACTGATGTCGGGTGATCCGGTGGCAACCGCTCGCTGGAACCGTCTCAACGAGGCCGAGGCGGCCTGGGAAGAAGCGCAAAGGCGCGCTGCATAAAAATCACTTGACACGCGAGTCTCGCCTATGAGATTTCATTGTCTCCCGAAAGCCACCCCCGCGGGGGTGGCGAGTAGGTAAGTCCCGGGCAAGCCAATCCGGCCCTGGGCCCAGCTGAGGATCAGCCGCCGACCGCAGGCGTAAAATCGATAGAGTGGCCCGGAATACCGGCAAGCCCTTCGCAATCTGGCTTTAACCCCATTTTGACGGAAGGGCTTATCCCATGTCCATCAATGTCACTCCTGCAATGCAGGTCAAATACAAGAACAATGTCGAGATGGTGCTGCAGCAGCAGCAATGCCAACTCGAAATCGCAGTCACTACGCAAGACGATGCCAGCGCCGAAAAGGTCAAGATCAAGGATCTGGTCGGTAACACGCTTCCGCAGGAAGATGATGAGCGTCATGGTGACACCAAGTACAACAATCCCACCTATGACGGTGTCTGGATCCCCAAGAGCAACGAGCTCTATTATGCGGACCTGATCGACAATGCCGACAAGCTCGCCACCTCGATCGACCTGCAGGGCAGCTCGGTCATGTCGGGCGCCGGCACGATCAACCGTGCCAAGGATCGCCGTATTCTTGAGGGCTTTTATGGCCCGATCATCAGCGGCAAGGAAGGCACCACATCGACCGCTTTTCCGGGCGGCCAGGTTATTGCCGTAACCGAGGGCGGCGCTGCCGGTGCGCAGAAAATCAACGTCGCCAAGCTGATCGCGGCCGACAAGCTGCTCGCGCAGAATTATGTCGATCCGATGCTGGAAAAGTGGATGGTGCTCACCGCCGACGACAATGCCCAGCTGCTCACCGAAGTGCCTGCCACCTCGGCGGATTTCAAGGCAAGCTATGCCGGCGAAGTCCAGCGCGGCAAGCTGGTGACGCTGCTCGGATGGCGCTTCATCCACATGGAGCTCGACAATCCGATGCTTGGCTCGATCCCGTCGCTGGCAACCGATGGCAGCGGCTATCGCAAAACGCCGTTCTGGGTGAAGCCAGGCCTTGTTGCCAATTACTGGCAGCGTTCGCGCACCATGGTCGACGCGCTGCCGCACAAAAAGGGTTCGGTACAGGTGTTTGCCGGTACCACGCTCGCTGCCTCGCGCACGCAGGCCGGCATGTGCGGCATCATCCTCAACCAGAAAGGCTAACCTGGTGGCGGCGGCCTGATGGCCGTCGCCGCAAAGGCGTGTTTCTCCATCAAGGATAAGTGAAATGCCTGATTTCTATCTCTCCAGTTTCGTCGGTGTCAAAGACGGAACCAAAATCCCCGCCGATCGGGCGAATGGCCAGTTGGTTGGCGCCAAGATGAGCTCGATCATCGGATCCAAGCCTGCCGGTGCTGCCTATGCTGCCGCGGACCAGATCTATCTCGGCACACTGCGCGCTGGTGAAAGCCTGCGCGAAATCAAGGTCACCTCTGACACCACGCTGGGTACCACCACGCTGTCGGTTGGGCCCAAGTCGAGCACGGCCAAATATGCCAATGCCCGCACGATGACCACAGTTGACACGCCGACGCTGATCGGCCCGCGCGGAACCGCGGCCGACGACGCGCCGCTGACCGCGGATGAGGATATCTGGTTGACGTTGGGCGTTGGCGGCATTGCTTCCGGCGTCAATGTGACGTTCGAGCTGGTGATCGCCAGCGTCAAGTAATCCGGCGTTGGGGCCGTGCCCCGGGTCGCTGGCGGGGGATCGCATGCTGCGCCGATAACAGCTGTGATCCCCCGTTAAAAAGCCAAGAAAGGACGCTCAGATGGCGACAACCAAATTGACGTTGCAGCGCGGTGGCACCGAGGAAAAGGAAGTCACTGTATCGGCGGGATCCGCCGAGGCGCAAAGCGACACCATCTCGGTCAACATCGATTATACCAATTTGCGCAAGGGCGAAGCCGTCTTGATGCTGGAAACCATCAAGATGTGCATTCAGGGCTCTCCCACCTGGCCGCCCCAATAAGGCGGCCTTTTTGGCATGTCCGACTATGTCACCATTGCCAATATGGCCGCGGCGCGGATCGGTACCGAAACGCGCATATCGTCGCCGGATGACGATCGCTTTGTTGCGCGCACGCTGAAAACCGCCTGGGATATCGAGCGGCAAGCGGCAATCCGTGATGGTGCATGGAATTTTGCGACGCGGCGTGCTGCGTTGGCCGCGGTATCAGACCCCGGCCTGATCCTTTACCCCTGGGAATATGGTTTTGAGATGCCGGCGGATAGCCTGCGCCTCATAGAAGTGCTCGACCAGGCACGCGAAAGTTATGCGCTCGAGGGCAACCTGGTGCTCGCCAATATTTTGGGCCCGCTTTACGTGCGATATCTCGTCGATGTGCCAGAGCCGGCGGAATGGGATGCGAGCTTTACGCATGCATTTTCGTTGCGGCTTGCCTGGCGGTGCGGCCGACGGATTGCAGGATCAGCATTTGACCAGGATATGGTCTGGGCCGAATATCGCCGTGCGCTGGCCGATGCCAAGCGGGTCGATGCGCGCGAAAACCCGCCGATCGAACAAGAGGACAGCAGCTGGATAGCAGCGCGCTATGCCCGCAGCGCCTATGGCCGTTGGGGGTAAGCCGGCATGGCGATGATGCGGCACCTGTTTGCGGCCTTTGTCGGGGGCGAAATCGACCCGATGATGCACGGCCGCACCGATACCGAGCAATATAGCTATGGCCTCGAGGTGTGCGAAAATTTTGTCGCGGTCAACGAGGGCCCGATCGTCAAGCGCCCGGGATTTCAATATGTCTGCGATGCGGCCGCGACGGCGAGCTGGCTGGGTGCGTTTCGCTTTTCGGTTTCCCAGGAATATGTGATCGAGTGGCTTGAGGACAAGGCACGGTTTTACACCAATGGCGCGCGGATCGAAACGGCACCCGGTGTCGCCTATGAAATCACGACGCCTTATGCCGCGGCTGATGCGCCGATGTTGTCTCTGCAGCAAAGTTTCGATCGCCTCTATATCAATCATCCGAGCTATCCGCCGGCTGCGATCGCGCGCACCAGTGCAACGACGTTCAGCCATACCAACAGCACGCTGCTAAACGGGCCGTTTCTCGACCAGAATAGCGATACGGCAATAACACTAACGGTAAGTGATGCCGATGGACCGACAACGACTGTCACGGCATCGAGCGCGATATTTAGCGCCGGCATGGTTGGCGGCCTGATCGAGATCGAGGCCAAGGATTTCTCGGACGTGAAAGCCTGGGAGCCGGGAATGAAGGCGGTGGCCGTCGGCGATAAGGTGCGCAGCGATGGCAAAGTCTATGAGGCGTTGGCCGGCAGCGCGACGGTGACCGGAACGATCCAGCCAATTCACAGCAGCGGCGACGAATGGGACGGGCAGGGCAAGCAGGATGAGCTTAATGTCAAAGGGCCTTATGGGGTCAAATGGCGCTATCTTTATGGGCGCCGCGGCATTGTAAAGATCACCGGTTTTACCAGCGGTACCGTGGTGACCGGCGATGTCGTGCAGCGGCTGCCCGATAGTGTGGTGAGCGTGCCGACGCATCGCTGGTCGATGGGTGCATTCAGCAATGCCAAAGGCTGGCCGTCGATCGTGCTCAACGCCTTTGGCCGGCAGATCCACATCAAGGATTTCGATATCCATGGCAGCGTCGTTGGCGACTATGGCGGCGGCCGCGTCAATTTTGCGCGCTATACCGATAGCGGACAGTTGACGGCTGACATGGGTTTTCGGCGCACAATCGCAACCGAGGATCCGCCGTTATGGGCGGTGCTATCGGGCCGCAAGATTGTCGTCGGTACGGCATCAAAGGAGCTGGCGATCGGCGCGATCAACGCGGCGGTTGCGGTGTCAGGTGACAATATCCAGGCGGACCCGCAAAGTTTCTATGGCAGCGAGGCCGTCTGGCCGTTGCTGGTGGGCACCGATGCCATTTTTGTCGAGCGCGGCGGGCGCCGGTTACGGGCGTCGGATTATGATTTCGGCCGCGATCGCTATGCAGCAATCGACCTGACAGCTGCAGCGCGGCATATCACCAAAAGCGGCGTTGTGCAGCTGGCATGGCAGCGGCTGCCCTGGTCGATGCTTTACGGCGTGCGCGAGGATGGCCAGATGCTCGTGCATGCGGCAACCAAGCTGGATGTCAAAGGCTTTGCCCGGATGGTGCCGGGTGGATCGGCCAAGGTAATATCGGCGGTGTCGGTTGTTGGACCGGACAATAAAACCGATGAGCTGTGGTGCCTCATTGAGCGCACGCGCGTTGTCGGCGGCGTCAAGCGGGAAATCTGGCGCCAGGCCGGATGGCGCGATCTGGGCGATGACCCCAAGGAATGTTTTTTTGTTGACGGTGGTGTGCGCCTCGAGATGGCCGCTGGCGACAATACAGCCAGCGGCCTGACGCATTTGGCCGGCCATGCGGTGGCGGTGCTCGCTAATGGCGGGGTGGTGCCCGGGCTGACGGTCGCCAATGATGGCACGCTGACATTGCCGACAACGGCGGTGCCGAATACGCCTTATGTGCTGATCGTCGGGCTGCCTTATACGGCAACCGCGATCACCTTGCGGCCCGAGCTGCGCCAGCGCGGTGAAACGGTGCAGGGTGTGCGGCAGCAAGCCAAAAAGCTGGTGCTGCGCCTGCTCGATACGCTGGGCATCAAGGTCGGCGATTATGACGGCCCGGCAGAGGAAATCATCGATCGCCCGGGCAATGCGCCGATGGATGCAGCCATCCCGCTATTCAGCGGTGACAGCGGCGGCGATATCGATGGCCAGTTCGATCGGCGCGGCCAGACCAAATGGGTTTCCGAGGATCCGCTGCCGTGCATTGTTTCGGCTGCAATGCTCGCGCTGGAAGTGGATGGCAGCAATGGTTAGCGCGGCGCGCCTTGTCCCCGAGGATCTGTTTGCGCTCGAGCCGCAGGCATCGCAGCGCATGACGCTGGGCCTTGATACGCAATCGATGGGGCAGGAAGAGGCCGAGTTGCTGTGTTCGCAGGATGAGGCCTGGGCGATCCGCAGCGAAGGGCGGTTGATTGCCGCGATCGGCATCAGCGAGACATTCCCCGGGGCGCAAGGCGTAGCCTGGGCGATCCTAGCCGATGGCGTGGGCAAGGCGCACCTGGCGATGACGCGATTTGCGCAAAGCCGGATCCGTGGATCGCGGCTTGTGCGCATCGAGGCGATCGTGCGCGGTCCTGATGCAGAAAGCGTGCTCGACCATTTTCCCGGCCTCGACAATGGCCAGCTGCTCGAGGCGTGCCTGACAATGGCAACGCCGGAATGTGTATGGGCGCGGCTTGTTGGCCTGAAGCCGGCGCATGTGCTGCGCAAATTCGGTGCATCGGGCGAAACCCATATCCTGTTCGAGAGGATCCGCTAATGGCGCAAATGATACCAGTGGCGCTGATGGCGGCGGGCTCAATCGTCAAAGGTGTAGGCGGGCTAAAGGCCGGCAATGCCAATGCGCGGGCATTGAACCGCGAAGCGCGCGGAACCGAGCTGCAGGGCGTGGCTGAAGAGGCGCGGGTGCGCGATGCAGCGCGCGCATCGATGGGCGAGCAGATAGCGGCGCAATTTGCCAATGGCATGCAGGGCGGCACCGGATCGGCGCTTGACGCGTTGCGCGAGAGCAAGGTCAATGCGGCGCTCGATATCCTCGAGATCCGTCGCCAGGCCAATGCCCGCGCAATGGAGCTGCGCGCGCAGGGGCGGCAGCAGAAACGGCAGGGGCGCTTTGCCCTGATTGAAGGGCTGATCGGCGCGGCCAGTGCGGGTT